CAGCGGATACTACTACATTAGTAAGGTCAATTTCAGATGTGTTTACGCCAGGACTTACTTGAAAGGCCATATCTTCTCTCCGTTAAATTTATTTTTTGAGTTTTTGTTCAAAGTATTTGTTACTCTAACAATATTTATAAATAACTGTGATTTCATTTTTTATATATAGTATACAGTAAATATAAAAAAAACTCGGATGAAGGAGCTGTTTCAGTCAACTCCCACATCCTAAACAGTAACACTCTGTTACGGAGAATGTCATGTCTAATAATATATATCATTACACCTATATCATTACAAATACAAAAAACCAAATGAAATATATTGGTGTACGGAGTTGTAGTTGTCCACCAAAAAATGATGAATATATGGGTTCTTCTAAAGTACTCAATGAAGTAATGGAGATATCACATGAACATTTTACAAAAACTATTATTGATACTTTTTCAACTAGAGCAGAAGCAAATATTAGTGAACATCAACTACACAAAAAATATAATGTCGCACAAAATCCAGAGTTCTATAATCTTTGTAATGCCCCTATGGGATTTTGGAACAAGGGCATGAAAAAGAACGAAACCCCGGCCGAAAAACGTGAAAAAGCATTAAAACGTTTCAATTCCAAAGTTATTAAAACCAGTAATTGCCACGAATGGAACGCTTCCAAACAAAAACAAGGTTATGGGATGTTCTCTTATGATGGAAAATCCAAACCAGCTCATCGATTTGCTTATCTTCTTCACAAAGGAGACATCGCTGAAAATATGGTGGTTCACCAAACTTGTGAAAATAATAGTTGTGTAAATCCAGACCATCTTGTTTTACAAACTAAAAGTCAAAATAAAAAAAATTACAACTCTACTCATGTCAGTAAAGAGATGGTAGAAAAAAGTAGCGTTAAATTTCTTTATCGTCTTCGTAGTGTTAGACCAGAATTGGAAAAAGAAATTGATGCATTACTGTTGTTACTTGTTACTGAAAAGATGAAAGATGATGATGACTTTGGTTTTGAAGAAATAAAGAAAGAAAATTATCTCTAATAATATTCTCTCTGCCATTCTTGTCCAGCTGGTTGCCACACGTTATCATCGCCAGGGATTGAATGTTCATCTGGATCATGTCCATCTTCAATAAACCCAAAGGGCACCATTTCTTCTTCTATCATTTTCATTTGCTCGGAAAACATTTTTTCTCTTATATCTTGGTCTGTGAGTTCTCTGAAGTACCTCTGTTGAACTAACCAAGAAAAGAGAACACAACACATCACCAAATCATCATGAGTTCCATCGTCTGCTTCCCACGATGTACTTTTTCCAATAAACGTTGTCAACTCACTTATTGTATCAAAATCTTCTATGATTAAATTGTCTCTCTCTATCATGTCTTTGAGAGTTGCACAACCAATTCGTTTTACTTGTTTAGTGGTACGGATTCCCATTGATACATTTTTAGAAAAACCTCCACCAATCTGTTGACCATTTCTACCGTGCATCGTGACCATCATCATATTTTCGTATTCCATATCATGATAAAGTATGTCAGCTACTTGTTGTCCTATGTCGTTTACTTCCACTAAAACAAATGCTTCGTTGTATTTCTGAGCAGCTGTAAAAATAACATTAGGATATAACATTGGTGAAATATCATTTTTTCGGTACTTTGCGACTTGACGGTAAGGTTGTTTCGTTACATCAAACAAAGAAAATGCAGAGTAATCTAATCCCACGCCTCTAGCAACATCACACACCATTACATAAGTATGTCCCAATATCGGTTCTTGGTAAACATCCAATCCACCTTGTTGATAAACTGGTGTTTTGTAAGCTAACGAAAGAAGTTTCTCTGTAGAAATAAGTGTGTTAGAACTACCTAAGAACGAACATTCAAACTCAGACTGAAACTGCCGTTCCGAAGTATTCCGTATCGTTTTCTCTTTCCATTTTTCATCTCTGCCTGGAACTTGTGACCAATGAACTGAAATGGGGGAATAATCATTGTTTTTTTCTTCGGCATCTGTCCACAATTTGTAAAACATATTCATGCCGTTTGGAGTAGATACTATGAATACTTTTGTGGTTTTACCAGAGGAAATCGTAGGATAGACCGAACTGAAAAACTCTTCGGAAATATTGGAAGGCACAAATGCAAACTCATCTAAAAAAATGATGTTGAATGAACCACCCCGAATAGCAGAACCAGAAGTGGAACTTGCAAGAATTTTAGAGCCATTTTCTAGCTCAATATTTCCCTTGTTCCATATCAATATTCCTTGTTGTAACCACTTTGGTAGGTGTTCGTATGCGAGTTGTAATCTTCCAAGAAGTTCCATCGCAGTTGATTTCTTGTTTGCGAGAACTGCAACCGAAACATTTTCGTTGAAAAGTATGTAATGAAGTAGGTAAGCGAGGATAGTAGTCGATTTGCCGGATTGTCTCGCCATTTTACAAATCACAAATCGTTCATTGTGAAAGCGATTAATCATGTCTTCTTGATAATCACGAACACCAAAAGGAATTAATCCTTCATCGAGAGAAACGATTTTGATATGTTCAGTTACAAAATGCAGGGGGTCTTGTTGGCATCGGATGTATTCCCCTACTTGCTCCTCCGACCAATCTTGAGGTACATGAGCGGATTTAAGTAACGGATTCCCTAAGTAAGTTCCATGTTCAGTCATAATTTATTTTAATGGTGGAGCGTAAAGTAAACCGCCTTGATTATATAATTTATTAAGGCCTCGTTTTAGTCCTAACTTCTGTATAATGTTTCGGTCAAATATTTCTTCATAATTTCCCACTTGTTTAATTATATCATACGACCAAGTTGCCGACAATCCCATTTTGACACCAAGATTGGGATGGTCAAGACCATTTTTCTCACCCATAAATCTTTGGATGTTTGGGTCTTTGTTGTTCTTAAATGTATCAATGTTCTTTGAGTTGATACCCATTTCTTCTGCAATAAACAAAACATATACAGTCCATCTTACTATGTCGGACCATTTTTGATCACCATACCTAACTACCGGCCCAAGAGGCTCTTTAGAAATTATCTCTGGTAATATCATATGTAGCTCAGGATTATTGAACCCTAGACGATTGGACGCCAACCCTGACCTATCTGTGCCGTACATATCACATTCACCCCTGAGATACACATCCTGTGTCTTTTCATTCTCACCAACATTTACAGGGATATATTTTATTTCATGCAATTGAAAGAAATCTGCAATGTTTTTAGCAGCAGTACCCGATGCTTTGAAACAAACTTTCGCACCATGCATCTGTTTAGCAGAGGATACTCCCAAAGTTCTTTTAGTAATAAACCCCTGACCATCATAATAAGTAGTGGGTAAAAACTCTAATTTCTTTAGCACATTTCTTGTAAAGGTGTATGTAGTTGCCGCGGATAATATATCTATTGTACCATCTATTAAATATGTGAATCTGGTAACACCATCTATTATTTCATATTGAATAGCTTCCGAATCACCAAATACTGCTGCCGCAACTGCTTTACAAATATCAACATCAAATCCGACCATTCCCATATATTCATCGTTCTCATCCATTCCCTCTTCAGAAAAGCCAGGGAATTCATCGTTAGTTCCACAAATAACATATCCTCTTTTCACCACTCTATCAAATGTATCTCCGTAAGTTGGATTGTATTCTAACGTGATGGAGTTGTTATCTTGACCAATAGCTGTATTATCTATGACCATTATCCAAAATATCCATACCAAACAGACAATAGCTTTTCCAACCAGTATCATTTCAAAGTCCTGTAAATTGCCATCAGTTCTTCATCTGGTAGTGGAGATGTCATAGTATAATATCTCATGTGTCCAACTCTCATAAAACCTTTTATATCACTGAAACTTGGATAAATTGTTTGGAGATTATGGAGTAAATGGTCTGGTTCTAAATGGCAAGAAGCACATTCGTTATCTCTTGCGAATACTCTTGTAGATTTTTGAAATCTTTCACTCTGAACCAATACAGCAGAAAGGTCTTTTTCCATCCATGTCATTCTTTCATCTATATCTGGAATGATCAGAAAAATTAAATATATAAGAAGTGCGATGATGACATAGATAAAAGATTTACTGGCAACTATCTGGTCTTTGTTCGCAACTTCCATTTGCTGAACTTCTTCAACCTTTTTATCTATTTCTTCTATGTCGTGTTGTAGTATCTTCTGGTCTTTTCCGTTTGCTTGTGTTTTTTCTTGTTGTTGTGCCATAATCTATTTTCTCCCCGCTTCATTCAACTTTTTAGTAATTTGTTGTTGAAACCACTTCAACACAATAGGAATACTTACATTAGAAGTGAGCCCGAATAGAAATCCAATGGGAAAACGATATTGAATAAACTCTTGAAGTTGAGGAACATTTGTGAATACTATGGTAATCAACAAATATCCTGTAAGCGACATACCAATGTTAATTGCCAGGTCAAGCCCTATTAACCAACTATGCCCTTCGTATTTTTCTTTATTATCTATTCTATAATTAAATAGAAAAATCCAAAATGATGAAAATATGATAACCGCATACATCCACAAATCGGTAATATTAAATAAATCAACCATTTTCTTTTGTCTCTTTCTTTACCAACTTCAGTAAGTCAGCAGTACTGCCAACAAATAATGCATTAGTAATATTTTGAGCTTGGGTGACTTCCTGTCTATCTCCAGCATTTTCTAATTTTTGTTTCTTTTGATGCAAATCCATTAATGTTTCTTGAGTATCAGACATATTTTTGAGTAATTGACCAAACACTTCAAAGGCTCTGGGGGATTCTTCTGCTTTAGCAATTTCCAGAAGTTCTTCCATTGCATCTCTGCCCTTTTCAATTATGTCATAAAGATTTTCACGAGCATATTGAAAGTCGTTGTCTTTCGTTTCATCGCCATTTATAACAATAGGGGCACGGTCAACATTCTCTATGATTTGAACATCATTTTTTTGTGGCTCATCAACGAGCTCAAGATGTTTTTCAATCCGTTGCTCTACTAATTTTTCAGTTTTCATTAACTATCTGTTCCAGCTACTGGATCGTGTGTTTTTCCTTGAGGGAAAAATTCAAAGGTTTCACTAAATCCAAAGTCTTCATCTGTGATTGCGGTTGTATCTTCTGGAGCTACTGTAACTCTTGACACAGTTGCACCAGCAGTAGAAGCTTCTGATGATGCTTCCGTCAACATTCTCATTCTGGTGGAATCATCAAATTCGTGACCATCCAATATCATAAAATTCTTACTATAAACTGTACTATCTTCTGACACAATATATATCGGTTCTACAGCAGCGACTTCTGACATAAGATGAGTATCTACAACAGAAGATGTAATAATCTTTGCGTTGTCTACTACATTCGGATAAAGAAAACCTTTCATAGAAAAGTTAAGTGTCCAGATGATAGAACGTCTTGTTGCAAAGTCTCCTTCGTATGTATCTTCGCTCGTAACACTAGAAAGAACTAACGGAATATCCATTTTTACATCCATACCAGAAACAAGCGTCATTGTTATTGTAAACTCTGGTGTGAAAAATGGAAGTATCTGTTCTAGTATTTGTGTTCCATCCTCTGCATTTTTGACAAAGATGTAAAGAGAAAAATCGTAATTATAAGGAACAGGATTGTATTGTTTTTTCAGTCCAGTAGTTCCTGTTTTTACATTCCGACCAAGTGTATTGATTTTCCTC